AACTGCAGAACTTCCTAACTTTAAAGACCCCGTAACCGTCATTTGGTTCGTTACATGTGTATTAGATGCAATAATAGTCGTTGCAGATAAGGTAGTAACATCTGTAATTGCATTAGTGGCAAAACTTACTGAACTGTCTACCTTTTTGATTGAACTGTTGCCGGCGCCTACAATTGCATAATTTGCATCTAAGCCGCTTCCGTCGACATAATCTGTCCCGCCTTGTACTGCATATGCAGACCCAGTACCAATACGTCCGGTAGTTCCGTCCCATACGAGTGGTATAGTACTAGTTTCGCCATTGACTTGATTTGTCCTACCTATTACAAATGGAGTTCGTGCCGATGCCGTAACAGCTGCTAGCTCTGCTATACTACCTGATACTATTATCTTTTTCCATTCTGCCATATCTTAATTCCTATTAAACTTGAGCTACGTTGTCCGTTTTATATATTCTTGGTACTAGTTCTCCACTACCCGTACTTGCAGCAAACAACAAATCAGTAGTGTTATTATAGACGCCAAAGCCCATGGCTTGTGTCGGGTAATACCATCCAGCTTCAGCTGCAACTGACAGATCAGAACTAGAATAAAACAATGTACCCGATTGTATTAAACTACCACTATAAGGCAATACGCCTTTAGACGAGCTTTGGGGCCAATATATAGTACGTAGATCGCCGGTAGATACTGCTGTTCTAGCATTCGTACGTGCTTGATGCCCGGCCTTATAAAAGAAACTACCAGATGCTACTACAGTTTTAGTAGAATCAAATACTAATGTTTCTCGTGCAGGTATAAATAATGTAGATGTCGGATCTTCGAAAGAAGCTGAAAATGTTGTTTCTTCGCCATCACCGAATATTCTTCCCTTTAATTGAAGTCTAAAGTATTTGCCGGCTCGATCATTTGTACCATTAATGTTAGTAAGTATACCGCCAGATATTTTTGATCCAGATTTAGATGCTTTATTAGCATTATTTTCTAAACTAAATGCAACTCCTTTCGAAGCTGATATTGTATATCTTACTTGATAACTACTAGTAAATTCGTTTTGATGAATTGGAATTCCACTAATCGGACCGGCGGATGAAAAACTCCATGTCGCGCCACCAGCATTCTGTGACGTATTTGTAAACGTTACGATAAAATCATCTATACCAGATACTTTATCTTGTGTATATGATGCAGTGGCAAATGCACCATCTTCTCCTAAAATAATTACATCGTCTGGCAAACTGGCTAATGTAAATTTATTGTTAAAACTAGCAGATAATTGTGCTGCTATATCCGATCGAAAACTGCTTTCTATAAAATCGGTCGTCATTTGCCGAAAGTCTTGTTTAGCTACCGGAATATAAAATTGTGTTCCTTGCTTAACAATTCGAGTCTGATCGATAATTGATTGATTGAACCAGTTAGCTTCCTTTAACAGTTTAGGTATACGTTGACGAGTTTTAAATGTAGTATTTGTATCGCCCGGATCAGCAGCTGAAGCACTTATTTGACTGAAAAGTTTTGTATTGAAATCTTTTAATGCCATAACAGTAGTATACCTTTTTTATAAATATCAGTATTATTCAAAACCTAAGTAAAAGTTACCGTTCGCATTATAGTACAATCCGCCTTCGACAGCTGTTGGTGCTTCAATAAATGCGCCTAGTACCGTAACTCCTTGTGCATTGACCATAAATCTAGATTCAAATTGATCACTAGTACTATCATATGATTTAACTATAAACAGATTATTGCCAAGGCGCTCGACTGGCTGCTTAATCTCTAGTTCTCCTTCGGGCGCCTCAATTTGAAAATCGCCTATGCCAACACTAGCCTCTGGATAGTATATACTATCATCTTCTGCCCTACGTATCCATGAGCCATCTGCAGAACCAGGAATCCCTTGAGGTCCTATAGGTCCAATCGGCCCTTGGGGTCCTTGGGGTCCTTCTGTTACTACCTTTATGACTTTTGTAGGTATTGCCATTTATACCGTCGTTATTTCTCTACTTAAACGGATATCGCCTTGTAATATACGCGTCTTATCTGTGCCGTCGTCTATTTCAATATCATATTTAGCATCGGAAAATGTAAAATCGTCAGTTACTTGGTGTCCTATATAGATTCCTATTTTACCTTGATCAATTGCTGTTGTAAAATTACTTCCGGACATACTTAAGAAAGATGAAGATGGCGATTTTGCGTAGGATTCTTGAAATCCTAAGCTTGATGACATAGTAAGTATCACATCGCCTCCGAAGTCGGATTTAATCTGCATACGAGCATTATAACCCGTTAAATCAATTGCGTCGCCATTCGAATCCTGATACTGGATTTCAAAGTTTGTCGTCGTACCTTGTTCTATAGTAAATGAATATTTGCCGGCTGCCATAGCAAACTCCCTTTAGTATAAATATTTAGGAAACGCTATTAATTGAGCTTATATCGGCAATTGCAACTGTGTTTACGTTTGCTATATTTGCTTTTGTAATGCCTGATAATGATGTTAAATTTGCTGGGCCAGAGGATGCTGCTGTTTCTGTGTATTCTAAATAAGGGGTTAAAGCCCAGTTAACAGTAAGGTTTTTGTTATATGCTGTTGTTGCTGCGGTAGCTGTATAATCATTGTCGTTTTGGATTACAGCACATATAAAATATGAATTGTTTTGAACATCAGATTCGGCATCTGAATTTAAAGTCATACTAAAAGGATTAGCTATTGCTCCTGTAATAGAATCAGAATATGGAGTAGAAGTATCTATGTTAGTAAATTCACTAGTTACTAAGTTAGAGTTACTTCCACCAAATGCTGTACTTTTTACTACTCTAAATCCTACACCACCTGCTGTTGAAGTTCTAAAATTAAGTGATAAATTGGAAACAGTACCTGTAATTGAAGAAACATCAAATGTAAAATATGCTCTACGAAGACTATGGGTTAAACTACCCCTTCCGCTGCTAGCTATATATTCTACAGATTCTACAATGTTAGTAGGGTTATTTGCTACTAAAAAACCATTAGAAGAGCGCACTGTAGAGAAAGTAGCACTGGAAATGGATCTCATGTATCCCCATTTAGTTGCGTTTAGTGTTGCCATTTAGGAAGATAATAGGTTGTATTGTTGAAATAACTATTTTGAGGGGGCGTTACATTGTAACTATTATAAGTAACATTAGGAATATTATAAAAATTAGTAGCAGAAGGTTCATTGTTCCACCAAGTAGCTACCCCACCTGTTTTAACTAAAGATGATAATGAAGAACTAAAATGAATCATATCATTATCTCCATAAGTATCATAAAATACACCGTCATAAGTTGATAACTTATTTTTAACATCATACCAACTACCAGTTACAATAGTGACATTGGGCTTATCTTCTGCCCATGCTTGTGCTTTAGGAATTATTTCAGGGTGATTTTCAACTATAGTATGTGAATTAATAGAATGAGAATGCATATAACCTGCTGATATACCCATACCAAATCCTATTTCTAGAATATCACCTCCATTTTGACAAACATATGCTGCAGAAGCAGACATTAAAGGGTCTTCCCAAGACATCATAACTTCCCTATCTCCGCCATATAGACTATCGTTATAGTAGATTTTATCAGATTCAAATGTTAATGTTTGATTTAAATAACTCATTATGCATGTACTATAAAGTCTGGTGATGGATTGAAGTAAATTAGATCAGTGCCATATCGATATCCTACTATTCTAACTACATCATTTGTACTATCAGGTGCGGTTGCTGACATTCGGCCGGCATGTGTATCGCTTAAGTATACAGGATGCCCAATACCGGCAGTAACTGGATCGTTTGATGGGTGTACAAGTCCACGTAAACACATTCCGTTTGTAGTAGAATTTGAACCTAATGCGACTGCTAATGATGATGTAGCCGTACCTACGGCATTAGCTTGCGCCTCGCCCCATGTGCCATCTGTTTTCAGATAGTAAACTTTTCCGGCAGTCGTGCTCGTTCCTCCAAATTTAACTATATCACCGATAGCGCCGCCATCATTAGCTAAAATACTAGATCCAGTGTCAAATAATCTATGTTCTATTGATGCAGTAGTCATAGTGACTAAGTTATCTGCGTTTAATTCAATATTATTATCAGCATGGATTTCGAGGTTTTCAGGATCGTCAGTATCTGCTTGAATATATGTGTTGGTAGAATCTTGGTCAAATGCGATTTTGTTATTTTGAAAATCAAATGTATGGCCACTCGTCCCATCTCCGAACCTCATACTTGTAAGAGCTCCTACGGGAGAAATGTGAGGAGCTATCGTTCCTACAGAACCACCAAAAATTTCTATTCCTGAATTATCGACATTTGCAGAATGAACTAATAAATCATTGTTTGAAAAAGTAAGTTTAGATGTACCTTCGATAGTATCTGAATCAGTAAATACTGCTATTTGATTATCTGCAGGCGTTCCTGAAGTATCTACAGTACCTGTATTTGTAGTATACCCAGCGCCTTCGATAGTTGTTATTCTAGAACTAAATGAAGCACTATCGGCTGCAAAAGCACCGGAAATATTTGCTATTAAAGCATAAGAAGATAAATCTTGGTCTCCTGTATTAGTTCCGCTCAAATTAGAACCTACTATAGTACCACTTGCACTTATGTTACCCGAAGCGGTTACTTGTCCTGGTAAAAATACTTGTAAAACTGTTGAATTACCTTTTCCTAAAACAACTTTATCAAGGAGCGAGTCACCTCCTAAAGCTAATGTGTTAGTCGCTTCAGTAAAAGAAGCAAAGGTTTTACCTTTTACTTTGTAAAAATTACCTTTTATAGTACCACTAGCACTTATATCACCTGTCACCGATATATCGCCAGATGCTGTTATTTGGTTAACTGCAAAATCTTGTTTTACCGCAGATCCATCGCCATAGAATAAATTGCCATCCGCAACATTAATTGCTAATTCGCCCTGTGCTAATGAACTAGGAGCATTGCCGGCAGTTGTACTATGTTTTGTTTTTATCGTTGTAGCCATATCATATATAAATATTTAGTTAGAATGAACCGCCATCAATTGTGCCTATAAAAGAATTTGCTATTATATCGCCGCTAGCGCTTATATTGTTAGATGCCGTTATATGACCTCCTGCCACATTTAATCCCGAATCAGGCAATGTTATATCATCATCGACATACAATATTCTATTGCCTTTAATAAGTAATTGTTGAGTACGAGTATGTAATGAGATTAAATCGCCACTTGCACTTATAATTGAAGCTGTTACGGGCGCAGTCAAATTAATGTTCGTTCCTCGAATTCTAGTTTCTACAGCAAGAGGGCCAAGTGTTATATGGCCGGCGCCCTGTCCGGTAGCATATGATCTAAAAAATTCATGATCATATTCATCTAAGAATGCTGATTGATTATATACATTAACATCGCCATGAAATACAGGATTGCCAAATAAATTGGTATTATTAAATGTAACACCTTCACCAGGATCAGCAAATGTTAAATTACTAACTCCTTTAATATTAAGAGGCGAATTACCTTCAATATTTGTTGCCTTCACAACAGCAAAACTACCAGTGCCGCTAGCACTTATGTCGCCCGATGCTGTTATGTTAGCTAATGTCTGTAATGAACTTGAATAAAGGCCGGATGGTAGTTCAGTTACTATATCTATAGACTGTCCTAAACCGTCTGCAAATGTAACTGGATTTTGTGTGATATCAGCCTGGACTAGAACCTGGAATGACTCTGAAATAAATTGTTCTGATAAATTGCCGAATGGCATTTATAACCTTACTTTTTTGCGAGACCTTTGAGGACTCCGTTTATAACTTTTTTCTGTTGTGATTCTGTTAATGGAAAGTGTTTTGTATACACGCCGATAATATGATTAACATCATCACGTCTAACTGTCAAATTAGTTAAGTCAATGTTTTCATGCACTAACAATTTGAGTATGTTTGTTACATGCTTAATATCATTAGATTCGCGTTTAACATTGCTAACCTTAACAGATTCTGTAATCTTTTTGTTGTTTTGTGACTTCACTTCTACTGTAACTTGTTTTGATGCCTGGATTTCAAAATCGGATGTCCATGGGGTAAAGTATGTGTCCTCTGCAATTACCTCAAGCTTGATAGATCCTTTTGTATCTTCATCTACTAGGCCGCGGAGCTTACGAATTGGAATAGAACATTTGCCGGTAGAATCAATCTTACCATTAAACATTAAGCTATAGTCAGAAGTTTCAACTACCAATCTAGCTTTTGACTTAGCTAAGCTAGCGCCGGTAATCTTAACGTCGCATTCAAATAATTCTGATTTGTCCGTATATAATTTATACATGTATATTCTCCGCAATGATATCTATGTCTAACACTTCTTTTATCACCATTTGCACATCTTCTACTGTTATCTCTAAGTCATCCTTTATACTTTTCCTTCCTTCATACACTTTGATATTGTTTTTAAATGTAACTACTAGATCAACGAATCGTTTTTTATCCTCCGGAGGTAATGTTTCAACTGCTGCCAATACATCTTTACCTCCTACTGGCTGGGCATCTATTGCATCGACAACCTTTTGAGATATGGCTTCTGCCCACTTAAGTTGTATTACAGGTTGACGGATACCCCAATACTTGTTCGATTCACTCCATCTTTGAAATCCCATTTCTAATAAATATCTTAGTTATAGCCATTTAACAATTCTAATAACTCATCAATTGATTCATGTCTATGATTATCTGTTAAGATAGTTTTATGTACAAATTGCGAATCTTTAATCTTTGCAACTTCATGTACTGCAGAATAATTTTTATCGCGCAAATCGATTTGCTGCGTATCACCTGTAAACAACATTTTGGAATCTTTTCCTAATCTACCAATTGCCATGGCTAATTGTGATTTAGTTAAATTCTGAAATTCGTCTACTATCACAACACAGTTATCAAATGTACGGCCGCGGAAGTGTGCTAATGATACCAATTCAATTGCTTCTTCCTTTTCCATGCGTTCTAATATTTCTGGCTTGTTATATACTTTACGCATATTAGAACGAATAGGTACTAACCATGGTTCCATTTTTTCTCTTTCGGAGCCAGGTAAAAATCCATTATCTTCTGTTGATACTGTTGGCCTTGTAATAATAATCTTATTACATTCGCGTTTAAAGTACATATCTAATGCAACCTGTACTGCTAACAATGTTTTACCGCTACCAGCTTTACCTACAAGAAAATTAAAGGGATGCTTAAGGATCTGAGCCTTTGCTGCTTTTTGTTCTTCTGACAAAGTAATTGAAAACCGGATTGGACCTTTAGGTGGGGTTTTCTCAATATTCTGTTTTGCCATGTAACTCCTATTTTATATAAATATGTAGAAAAGGGAGACCGAAGCCTCCCTTTCCAACGTATCACGCAATCACGACTTAGACAGTGTCGAGACCAGCAACATGGATCTTTCCATAGAACTCTGGTCTGACCATCTTCTTGGCGTAACGAGTCATTACACCCTTTCTTGGGGTGAAGTTGGTTGGATCGTACACCAATGGAGTCATAATAAGTGGAATGTATGGAGCATATACTGCACCAGTTTCAAGGAACTGTGTTCCTCTGTATCCCATCAAGATTGTATTCTCAGTCATGTATGGGTTCTTGTAAACCTGGAATCTATTGTTAATAGCTCCAACTTTCTGAACACCCATTGCAAACTGTTGCTTATCGCCATCTGTATCAGCAGCATATCCAGGAATAGATTCGAGGATAGTTGCAACAGTTGGAGAACAAACTAAGAAGTTTGCACCACCACGCATGGTTAACTGGTGAATCTTGTTGCTAACCTTTTGGATCTTAGTTCCCAAAGTCTGGAACCAAGTGCCTTGGTTGTATGCTTGAGCAGTTGCATTAGACTGAACGAAGCTGTTCGTTCCGCCATCAAACTCATAACCAATCTTAGCATTCCAACGCTCGGTAGTCTGAGCATTTTGTACTAACATGTCTAAAATTTCCAAGTCAATTTCTTGAGAAACGTACTCAGATAACAAGCTAGTCAATTCTGCTTCAGCATCGATGCTATGGTATGCATTTAAGTCTTGAGCGAACTCAGGCGACCAAACAGCCTTCAACTTACGAGTCTTGGCGACAATCGCCTCGCTTCTCATTTCCAAGTTGAGTTCTGGAATATCGATATCATTAGCAGTGCCTGCATCAGGGTTGCCGCCTACGGTATCTTCAAAGTCACCTCTAGTCTTATCAGTTGGCTGTTGCTGGTATGCAACTTTGTAAGTAGATGTTCCTAACACCGCAGGTGTTGTAGCATCAACCTGTGCTAAGAAGTAGACGTTTGTGCCGTCATAACGAGTAAACTCAGGAACGATAGTAGTAATACCTGAACCAGAGATGTTAAATGCTCTAACACCGTTAGTATCAGGACGTGACAAATCACCTTTTGCAACTAAAACTACTTGGTAAGCTCTGCCGTTAGCAGCTGCGCTAGCAGAGAACTCAGAGTTAAAGTTAGTGAAACGATCTAACTGTGCTGCTGTCAATGCTGCGCCGCCTTCAGTGAACGTGCCATTTGCGCCTACGAAAGGATCAAATGAACCAGTCTGTACTGCAACGGTTGCGGTTGCATCATTAATCGTGTATCCGAAACGACCAGCGCCGTACAAACCTTCGGTTGCAGTAGTACCTGCAGGTACCTCTGTTCCATTTCCGCCGCCGTTGGTAATACCAAAGACAGAACCAGCTTGAGATTTACGATCAGTATCAACAACAAAGTCGTTACCAGTTGCAGTATTGAAGCCATTCGTTCCTTGCTTAGTACCGTACTTAAAGTCTAAGTAGAATACGAGTCCGGAAGGAAGGTTCATTGGCTGAACACTAACAAAATCTTTTGCAGCAATTTCAGCAAAAATTCTACGGACCAATGGAAGGGCAACACCCGACCATTGTTCGTGATTGTCGCCAGTACCGGTAGCATTAGCTTCTGATACTAACTGCTTGGCTTGGTTCTCTAAAAGAACGGCCATGCCTTTTCTTTCAACCTCGGAAGACAATCCTTCCAAAAGGCCGGTCCTTTCCCACTTGTTTTCCAAGAGGACTGCTGCGGCATTCTGGTTAGCTTGTGCATCTGTCGGTAATAAGGAATTGATATTCATCTTTTTTAATTTCCTTTTAATGATTAGAGATTAGCTAACTTCTTCCAACGAGCTGCTAAATCATTGCCTTCACTTAAGACTTGCTTGCGTGGTGCAGTTGATCTACCAGCTGGCTTAGAAGCGTAGCTTTCTTTGATTTGTCTTTTTGTCTTATTCAATGAGAAGCCTTCAGCCAATGTAGAGTAAATCAACTTAACTTCGCGCAAGTTACCTGCACGATCAAAGTTTTCAATCACTTTCATCTTTTGAGACTCATTCAAAGAATAATTTCTAAACAACTTGTTAGAGAATAACAATTTTGCATTGAGAAGATTAACTTCATTGATCTTAGACTTCAAGAACTTAATAACGTTGTAAGCTTCTTCCAACTCTTCGTCTTTAGCTTCATCAACTTTTTCTTCTTCGCCTTCCTCAACTTTTTCTTCTTCACCTTCTTCCAGGTCTTCTTCTTCACGAAGAGCTTTGATAATTTCGTCTAAAGAGATATCTTCATCCATATCTTCTTTTTCGCCTTCATCAACTTTTTCCTCTTCTTCGGTCAAATCACCTTCTCCAGGATCTTCAGTTTTAGATGCACCCATGTCAACT